GATTTACACCTACTGCATAATGAACGCTTGCATTTGCAGTTACCTTTGCTTTTGTGCTCGTAATAGCAATTGTTTGACCGCTAGTTGAACTATTTGCGTTTATAATCTGTGCTGATGGCATCTTAAAAATCCTCTGCAATTATTTATCTTGACTTATACTTACATGATTGTTATAATTAAACCTAATTATTAGGAAGATTATGATCATTAGTAAACCATTCTTAAAGTGGGCTGGCAACAAGCATGTTCTTATTCCTGTTCTAACAGAACACTTTGGACAAGGCAAACGATTAGTTGAACCATTCTTAGGCAGTGGTGCTGTTTTTATGGGAACTGATTATAAAGAATATTTGTTAAGCGATGTAAATCCTGATCTTATTGGTCTGTATAATAATCTAAAACACCATGCAAATGATATTATAGCAGAGACTAAACAATTATTTGATGATAAGCATAACACCGAATCCGCATACTATGCGTTGCGTGATGAGTTTAATAATCTACAAGATTCAACTGCCATACGAAAAAGTGCTATATTTGTTTATCTTAATAAGCATGCATTCAATGGGCTATGTCGTTATAACAGCAGTGGAAAGTTTAATGTTCCATATGGCAGAAAGAATGCCAGAAAAAATAAACTTGATGAGCGGTTGTTTGAAGATAGTGGTGATGATTTTACTATTTCATCTGCAAGTTTTCCACAGGAAGAAATGGAAAAGTTTGCAATAAAATGCGAAATTGCAGAGTTTCGCCTAGCAAGTTTTGAAGAAACTATGGCGATGGCAGTAGAAAGCGATATAGTTTATTGTGATCCACCCTATGTTCCACTAACCCTTACTGCTAATTTCAATTCTTATTCCGTTGATAATTTTACGATGGATAACCAACGGCGTCTTGCTGACTTAGCAAATGAATTGACAAATAAAAACATTCGTGTTATTGTTAGTAATCATGACACTGATGTAAGTAGAGAATTATACAAGGGCGCAACTATTACCGAAATAGATGTGCGTCGTTATATTGCAAGTAAGAGTTCACAGCGTGGTATGGCAAAAGAATTAATTGCGGTTTTTAACAAGGAAAATAAATGACTGTCCAGATTTTAAACGGCGATTGCCGTGATGTTCTACAAACGCTGCCAGAGGGTAGTATCAATATGTGTGTAACTTCGCCACCTTACTATGGCTTGCGAGATTATGGAACTGCTACATGGACGGGTGGTGATCCACAGTGTGACCACGTTGAAAAGATTGCTGCACATGGTGGCGAACGTGCTGACCGTGATCAAAGCGGCAATGTATTCAAGTTTCGTGGAACTTGTGAAAAATGTGGCGCAACCTCAACCGATAATCAAATTGGTTTAGAGGAATCACCAGAAGAATATATTGCACAACTTGTAGAAGTGTTTCGTGAAGTAAAACGTGTTCTGCGTGATGATGGAACGTTATGGGTAAACATTGGTGACTCTTATTATAACTATCGCAGTGGTGAGGCATTTGTTAAACAAAGCGTTGCTAAGACAAAACAAGATTTACCATCACATAGCCCAAGTCGTAATAATAAATTAGATGGTCTTAAAAGTAAAGACCTGATTGGTATTCCTTGGATGTTGGCATTTGCGCTTCGTGCAGATGGTTGGTATTTGCGTCAGGATATTATTTGGCATAAGCCTAATCCTATGCCAGAGTCAGTAAAAGACCGTTGTACAAAGGCACACGAATATATCTTTCTGTTAAGCAAGAGCAAGAACTATTACTTTGACCATGAGGCAATTAAGGAACCTGCACAGAACTGGGGAACTAGAGATCGTAGTAATTTTCGCAGTGGAACCGAAGACCCATTACTAAAACAGCATGGTCTTAAAGGAAAAGAATGGGAAGAAAATCCAACACGCAATAAACGTTCTGTGTGGACAGTTAATACCAAACCATACAAGGAAGCACACTTTGCTACTTTCCCAACTGAGTTGGTTGAACCAGCAATCCTTGCAGGTTGTCCAAAGGGCGGAATGGTACTTGATCCATTTGGCGGCAGTGGAACAACAGGCTATGTAGCAGATAAGTTAGGACGTAATGCAACCCTAATTGAACTTAATCCGCAATACATTGATATTGCTGAAAACCGCATTGACCCACCAGAACAAAGACTTGATCCAAATTTATTTGAAGTGTCATAACACTGTCACAATAGTGTGATAAATTATGTTTAGCATTAAAAGGAGAAAACCACATGCTATCTAGACTACTCGTAGTTGCAGCAGCAACGATTATTGGTACAGCAGCAATGGCTGCTGAAATTACAGGTGCAGGCGCTACCTTCCCATATCCGATTTATTCAAAGTGGGCAGATGCTTATAAGAAGAGTTCAGGCAATACCTTAAACTATCAATCAATCGGTAGTGGTGCAGGCATGAAGCAGATTGAAGCCAAGACGGTAACATTTGGCGCAACTGATATTCCAGTAAAGCCAGAAGACTTAGAAAAGAAGGGTCAGGTTCAATTTCCAATGATCGTTGGTGGTATTGTTCCAGTTGTAAATCTAAAAGAAGTTGCAAGTGGCAAACTAACGCTTTCAACTGATATTCTTGCTAAAATCTATATGGAAAAGATTCGTCGTTGGAATGACAAGGAAATTGCAGCACTTAATCCAGGTTTAGAACTTCCAAACCTTCCAATCATTAAGATTCGTCGTAGTGATGGTTCGGGTACAACTTGGAACTTCACTCGTTTCCTTGCAGAAGCAAATGCCGATTGGAAGAAGACATTTGGTTTTGGACAGAGCGTTGAATGGGTAGGTGGTGCTATTGGTGCCAACGGTAACGCTGGTGTCGCAGCAAACGTTCAGCAAACCAATGGTTCAATTGGTTATGTAGAATATGCTTATGCAAAGCAGAATGATCTTACTGTTGCTAATATGATTGGTAGCGATGGCAAGGCAGTTGCTCCAAGCCTTAAGGCTTTCCAAACTACTTGGCCAATGGTTGCTACTTCTTATATCGTAATGTATAAGGCACCAGGCGATATCGATGCGTCAAAGGCTGCAATCAAGTTCTTTGAATTTGGATATGCTAACGACAAAATGGCAGAAGAACTAGATTATGTTCCGCTAACCGCTGTTCAGAAGGCAGATGTAAAAAAAGTTTGGGCAAGCATAAAATAACTCTTGACATATTAAGTCAATAGATGTATAAAGAGAAGGTGAGAGGGAAAAACCCTTTCACCTTTTTTTATTTTTAAAAAAGATAAAAAAAGTTCTTGACAAATATTTTTTATCGTGTATAAATAGAACTACAAATTGAGAGCAAACATGACTAACACGCCTAAACATTATGATTATAACATTTGCCGCATGCCAGAAGGTTTCTGGATTGAGGGGGCGTGTGCCTTGATGTGATATGCACATCATAGTATGCACTTAGCCCCCGAAGCGCAAGTTTCGGGGGTTTTTTTATATCTACGGGACGCTACTCCCCACGCATAAGAGTAGCCCTTGACTAGTACTGGCTCCAAATGGACGCAGGTGGTTTCAGCAAGGCAGAACTTTTGTTCAACTCCTTTCACTGGTGCATAAATAACTATATGTATTACACGATTTATAAAATTACAAACAAAATTAATAAAAAATATTATATTGGAAAACATCAAACTACTGATCTCAATGATGATTATATGGGAAGTGGAAAACTTCTTAAAAGAGCAATTATAAAATATGGTATTGAAAATTTTATTAAAGAAATACTTTTTGTTTTTGACAATGAAGAAGATATGAACAAAAAAGAAAAAGAACTTGTCATTATCTCCGAAGAAACATATAATTTGTGCGAGGGTGGCAAGGGTGGATTTAGTTATCTTAATAAAAATGGTCTTAATAAATCAGATAAACAAAAACAAGTAGCAAGAGAACTCATATTAAAACTTCATAAGACAGTAAATTATTCCGACGAATATAAAGAATCAAGATTAAAAAGATTAAAATTAGCAACTGAAAAAATGCGAGAAAAGTTTCCAGAAGGAACTTGGTTCGGCAAAAAACATACGCCAGAGACTATTGAAAAAATAAAAAAATCAACCAAAGGAAAACAAACGGGAGAAAAAAATTCCCAATTTGGAACCTGTTGGATTACAAATGGTCAAGAAAATAAAAAAATTAAAAAAGAAGATATTCAAAATTATAAAAATTTAGGATATTACAAAGGAAGAATATAGGGGTAGGTTAATTGGCAAACCGCAAGTCTCCAAAACTTGAATTCTCAGATCGTTGCTGAGTCCCTGTGCCATTTTTCTCTTGACAAACTGTAAAAACCTGATATATTAGTAATATGGCTAGAACTCCTAAACCACTTGACAAACCCGTTATTCCAGAAGATACCTGTCCATATATTGATATGGCACAGGGATTGCTTGATAAGATGGCTAGCGAGCCTGATGCTGGTTGGCGAGGTGAACAGGAAACCCTAGCCAGAGCACTACTAGAATATGTGCGGGAAAGCAACTTTAAGTTGCGGACAGCCTCTAAATTCTGGTATGATCAGTACCAAAAAGTGTCAAAAAACTAAGTTTTTGTGTCAAAATATTGGCAAAACTGTCAAAAAAATAACACTTGACAACAATTTTAACTATGGTATATTAGTAATATACCGCAGTTTAGGAGAGTTTCATGCGTAAAATAGCATTATTTTCCCATCATCCAGTGTGCTCCCGTGACTGTACAAACGGCATGATTGCTGCTTTGAGCGGCGGATATGACATTGAGACCTTTCGTGTCGATGATGACTTTGGCGCTATCTTGGGTTCTGCTGACATTGTAGCATTTCCTGGCGGTATCGGTGACAGCATGTCATTTGACTATTTGCTTGGCGACAAGGTAGAGATGATCCAAGACTTTATTGCTCATGGCGGCAAGTATCTTGGTATCTGCATGGGTGCGTATTGGGCTGGCAGCCACTATTTCAATCTACTTGATGGCGTAGATGCTGTTCAGTATATCAAGCGTCCTACTACTGACATTGCTCGTTCATATGGTACAGTTGCAGATATTACATGGAACGGTAAACGTGACTCTATGTACTTCTATGATGGGTGTGCATTGGTTGGCAACAAGCGTAAGTTTGAGACTGTTGCTACCTATGCAAACGGCGATGCTATGGCTATTCGTCAAGGCAATGTAGGTATCATCGGCTGTCATCCTGAGAGCCAAGCATACTGGTATGATACATGGCAGTATATGCCACAGTTCTATCACGATGGTCATCATCATACGCTGCTACGTGAGTTCGTAGATAAACTATAATCGAGAGGCAGTGCGCTGGAATGGTGACAGCAAGGTCTGCAAAACCTGATAATGTGGGTTCGACCCCCACCTGCCTCTCCAATATGTGGTCTGTAGGTCGAATTGGTTAAGACGCTTGCCTGTCACGCAAGAGATAACGGGTTCAACTCCCGTACAGATCGCCAATAAATTATGCTCCCATCGTCTATCGGAAGGATAACAGACTTTCAATCTGCAGAGACGGGTTCAACTCCCGTTGGGAGCACCAATTTTTCTGGCGTGTAACTCAGAGGTAGAGTACAGTCCTGATAAGACTGGAGTCGGTGGTTCGATCCCACCCATGCCAACCAAAATAATACCCAAGTAGCACAGCGGTAGTGGCAACGCTCTCATAAGGCGTGGGTCGTTGGTTCAAATCCAACCTTGGGTACCAATTATGTGGACCGTTAGCTGAGTTGGTTCTAGCGGGAGACTCTTAATCTCCGTCAACGTAGGTTCAAATCCTACACGGTCTACCAAAATAATGCTTTCTTGGTGAAATGGATATCACAGAAGTCTACGAAACTTTAGTTCCAAGTTCGAATCTTGGGGAGAGCGCCAACAAATGATATATACAAATAATGCGGCTATGATGTAGAGGTAACCTGCTTCGTTGCCAACGAAGATTCGCCAGTTCGATTCTGGCTAGCCGCTCCAATTTTTTTCATTGACAATCTGCAAAATCATGTTATATTAATAATATGAGCCGTCTAAGTGTTAAAGGTTGCACACGAGTTTGTGGCACTCGTAGAACTGGATCGATACCAGTAGACGGTACCATTTTATTAAATACCTAATAAAG